GAGAGGAGGAACAGGCGATACAAAGTTTAATCAATTCAATTTGATTAGTTTACTATTTGGCTATGAAAAAGATTATGTGAATGAAATAGAAAAAATTGATGATGAACAGTTAGAAAATTACAATCATTACACAAAAGCAATGATGGAACATTATCTATTTTTGATTAGAAATAATCTTACGGTCGAACAGTATCTAAATAGTCTAGATTAATTTTCCAAATTTTTTGTTGGGTGTAAAACAATTCTTGTTCGCTATGTTTTTCAAGGAAGTTATTTTTTAATAATCTTTCTACAAAGTTACCCATTCTAATACTTTTTCCACTGCCGTCTTTGTCAACATTAGTAGACATATAAAATTCTGCATCAGGATATGTGTTCTGTATAAATTCTATTTGCATAGGCAATACGTATGCCAACTGATAACCAGTTTTAAACATATTCTTAGATATGCCTTTACTTACTGCGTATCCTGGAAGTTGAGCACCTCTAAACAAACAACGCCATGCATTAGGCGATACTTCAGGTAAATGGTGTACTCCTGCTAGGTTAAAAATTATATCTTTGCTTTCGTCTATTCCAACAAAATACTTTCCATACGGCATTTTCATTTTGTCAAGTTTTATAGAATCAAATGATGAATTATTATTGTAACCTAAATTTTTACATTCGTCACAAAATATCTGCAACTTATCTAAGTCACTATCTAATAGTTCTCTAAAAATTATTTTTCCAAGTCTTACCATTTGAATTATCTTTACGTGAATGAAATTGCATAGTTTCCATATCAAAGATATCACCAGTAGCAACACCATTGATCATACATTCTGCTAGACGTATATGTTCGCCTAATGGTCTAAACATCACGTGCCATCTATCCTGATTAATTGTACCTAAATCAAAAGTTGGTGAATCATAACCAATCATAACCGGTGGCGGTGCTTCTGTCATACCATACCAATTTGCAATTTTTTGGACACCCCTATTTTTGAATTCATCTATGAAACTTTGGTCTATTTTGGAACTGCCTGTCACCATATATTTGACACAACTCATGTCTAAATCTTTAAAGCCTTTAGTGCCTAACAACAGTTCTAAATGGCGTGGTATAAGCGATATAAACGTCGGTTTAACGCGGTTAAACAGTTCAGGGTAGGTATATGTACCGAACAGACTAGAAACGTACTGTGCGCCGCTTAAAAACGCAGGAAAGGCGGTGATTGTCCAGTGGGCAATAGTGTTCGCAGGAAATACATCAAGCACTTTATCCTCCGGAGTCAAACCAATTTCTTTGGCACTCCATCTTGCACATTCCTGAAGATAAATCCATGAATGGGTAACAGTTTTTGGTTTGTCTGTACTGCCAGATGTATAGAGAGTGATAGTGCTCATGTTTGTATTTAATTGGATTATGTTTGGATTAGATCAAGTTTGACCAAGCACCATTTTCATAGCCTTGGAACTTGTTATCTGTAGTATTGTAAATTATCATACCGTTAGCGGCTGTAAGTGCATCTCTTTGAGTAGTTGTCATAGAACCTAGTAAAAGTTCTGTGCCAATTTTTGCATTACCGTTAACGTCTAACGTTGCATTCGCAGTCTGCGAATTAATTGAAAGTTTACCATCTGAAGTAAACTCCATGAATTTTAAACTTGGTGCTGATGCAGTACCATCATTGGTTGCAAATACAAGTGTACCTTTTACAGTATCAGCCGCAACCGATCCTGCACTGTTTGAAACTTTTGTGTATAATTGTGCTGACGGAACATATTTAGAATTGTTAGTGTCCCAACCACTCCAGGCAATACCTGCCAATGAATCACCTGCCGTAAATGTTACAGGTGTTTGTAAGGAATTATCTTTTACATTAAATTGGAACTTACTAAAGTCGTTACCTGTTCCACCTACTGCAACTATTTCAATAGGCTGTGATTTGTCTGTGTTGTATAGTTGGAATGTTGGACCAACGTTATCTGTTACTTCACCAAATTTTAAATTGTTATTACCTGCTAGTAATTTAATTTGTACACCATCAAAGAATACTTGTCCGTTGTCTAATTTAATCGTGTTAGTAATACCGTCAACTAATATTGTTGAATCATCACCAACGAGTGTACCTTTCATAGTACCTTCAAATGTACCGTCAAATGTTCCTGTTTGATTGAAAACTGGATTAATAGGTTTGAACTGTGCCGCACCTGCATTCCAGGCCAATACTTGTCCGTTGCTTGGTGCATCAACTCCTGATGTACTTACGTCACCTAAATCATCAATTGATGCACTTGCTAAAGCAATTTGTGTATCAATGTCATTTGCTGGAATAAATTTTGAACCGTCCCATTTTAAAACTTGGTTTACTGTAGGTGCCGCGGTTGTTATATCTACGTCAGCAATATCACCTATAGAGTTGATAGTTTGTACTGCACCGTTAATCCACTTGTTTTGTGCAGTGTTAAAAACTAATGCTTGGCCGTTTGTAGGAGTAGGACAGTTTACATTAGATAGGTCATTAAGTGCTTGATCGGGGTTAATGATTTGCCCGCCTGTAGTACCTGATTTACCAATGTATAATTTATTTGTGTCTGTAACGAATATTGGTTCGCCGACTGCTGGATCTTGACCAGTTAATAACTGACGATCTGCTTCTGTTCCTCTTCTAATTCTTAAAGCCATTTATACAACTCCTACGTTCTTAATAGTATTTATGCCGATTGGAAATGTTTTATAATTTACGATTTAGGCTTGTTTTTACGTTTCATGAACTTTCTGGTCTCTTTTTGTATGTAATTTTTGACCCTAGCACTATCAACCTTGAACTCTACGTGCTTAATTACAGGCCCGTACTCATTGAATAATGCCCTTATTTCACGTTCATAATTAGCAGGACGATCTGGTTGTTTACACTCAACAATCCACTTTTTGCCGTCTGAAAATGTAACGTGAAAAGCATCGAGGTACTCTAAAGGAATCGCTTTTACCTTAATTCCTTTGAATACCTCGGGCCAATGTTTTACTATATCATTGGGTAAAAAGACCGGCTTATTCACCGCCTTTTGCCTTTGCTGTCTTCTTCTTAGTAGGCGCTAATTCTTCCGCTTGTTTACGTAAGTTTTGAGCCTCCTTGAACATAGCATCGGCTTGGGATCTATATGATTTTGCCAAGTCTTCATCACTCAATGCACTAGGCGTATTTGTAGCCGCTTGAGCCTCTGCCTGTACTGCTGGTGCAGTCTTAGGTTTGACTTCTTGTGCTGTCGCTACTTCTTCTGCTACTGCACTACCACTAGCAGGTGCGCCTAGATGTATTTCATCAATGCTTACACCTTTTTGATCGGCAATGATCTTATTAAGTTCATTTAACTTAACTGTTTGTGTAGGCGTTGGTGTCATTTCGATATCCGTTGTCGGAACCTTCTGTAATTTACCATCAGCATGAAAAGCCGCTAACATTGTACGGCCGTCGCCTAATGTTGATCTTCCCATTGCTTCTGCTAATTCATATACAGATTGTCCTGCAGATGACTCAACCAATTTCATTAGTGAATCATGATCTGCGTCTGATAAAGATGCAGTATCAACAACTAAACAATAACCACTGTCTTGTGGTACTGTTCTATATGCAACTGCAACCTTTCGTTGATTTTGTACGTATCTTCCTACGTGTTTTACTTCAGCCATTATTGTCCTCCTGATGGCGTTCCAGTCATAGCCTCTGCCGCATCTTTAGGTGTTGCAGATGTTTGACCTGTTGCCGGAGCACCAGACTTCTGTGCTTCTTCTTGTGCTTTCGCAACTTGGTTTAGAAATGTTTCTAACTTATTGTAAGTCGTTCCAACTGCCTGCATTTCATTTGCCTTGAAAGCACCACGTTGTGACGCGACATCAATAATTGATCTAATTGTGTTTAGATCCTGAACAGTCAATTCGACTGATCCACCAGGTCCTGGTGCAGGCGCATCTGTCTTAGGTGCTTCTGCCGCCGCCGCTGGTTTTGTATTTTCTGTCGTCATATGACATTCTCCTTAGTTTGTATATACAGTATTACTTATTTGTACTTTAAATGAGGACACGCCAAAACGAAATATGAAAGTTCTTTTGGATCCTCAAAACCAATTTTGATACAATAATTTGGTTTGGCATCTCTTGGGTCTTTTTTATTATATGTTTTGCCAAGAAAATATCTATTTTTGCAATTTTGGTAAACCCATTTATCAATTGCTTCTTCCAAATTATAGGACATAGGAATCTCAATGTACTCTAAATTTTTTGTAGGTACATCAAGTTTCCTAATATTGAAGTAATTTAATGGATTAGTTTTCATCGTAATGAGTAGTAATACCAAATGGTGCTTCAGTATTTTTATCATAGTGTGAATGTATCACAAATACTGTATCACAGTAATCTGGATCACCCCAACTATCCCAAGGCATACCATCTGTAAACATAATGAAACGTTTTGGTTCAATACCATTTTCTTTCATATATTTCCAGTTACACATAAAGTCAGTTCCTCCGCCACCCATTAATTCATAGTTAGCCAAGTCACTTCCATTATCAGCACTAAAGTCTGCTTCATTGTAAACCTTAGTATCAAAACACCATACCTTGATATTGTAGTCTTGATACTGACTCATAATATTTTGTATTTCTCCTAGGAATACACTTCCTTGTTCATTACTAATACTACCAGACATATCAATTGCAATAGCAATATCAATTGTAGTATCATAGTTCATTCCAGGAAGAATAGCACCAGTGTGCCAAGCCTTCCTACTAGGACGTTGGAATGTAAAATCATTTTTAATAGTAGACTGAATCTGTTGTTGAAGTATTTCTCTCCAATTCATCTTAGGCTCAGTAAACTCTTTAATCATTCTTTCAACTTCAGCAGGTAAGTTTCCTGCACCAGCCGCCTGTGCGGCACCTAACATATTTTCTTTTATTTCATCACGTATCTTTTTAAGTTCATCTTTAGAATAACTAGGCTTGCCACCTTCTTTTTTACCTTTTTTGCTAGGAGCAGGACTATTGCCGTCGCTGTCTTTATCCCAGTCAATATGTTCATCAAGTAATTTACCTAATTGTTTTAATTCTTCTTCGTCATACTTTTTGTATATTTCATCATATACTGCTTCTGAAGTCCAACCTTCATATTTAAAATCTTGGAAAATAGGAATATCTCTTGGCTTTTCACCAATGCCATCTCTAACAAGTGTATTGTTTACAATATAGTCTGCCGCGATATTATGTATCTGTGGATCTCTGTCTTCACGTCTTGTCATGTGATCAAATACACAATGAAGTATTTCATGTGCAATAACAAATTCAACTTCTTTATTTGTCATATTTGCAAAAAACGGAACACTATAAAACAAGTGTCTACCATCTGTTGCCGCAGTAGGGCACCAGTCTGATGCTTCTTTAATAACAAGCCTTGTAGCCATGTTACCAAAGAAAGGATGTCTAAGTAATAGTCCTACTCTTGCTACTACTATCTTATCGAATACTTCTTTACGTAATTCGTCAGTTACTTCAATTTCTGGAGTTTCTACTTTTTCTAATGTTTCAATTGTCATTGTGCCTATTCCTTATTATTGTTTTATATTACTATATTTAATGGAATTTGTCAACCAAAAAGATAAGGGGGAGAACCAAAATCCTCCCCCCGTAATTGGTTAGGCCGCCTGTGCCGCCGAGATATACTTACCAAATTTTTCGTGGAATTCATCAAAACATTCAACTTCATCCGGATCAATTGGTAATTGATATTGAGTAAGTGCAAGTTTGATACCCATGACAACCAATTCAGTTTCAAAGTTATCCATTGCAAATCTCAAGAAGTTATTAACCTTATCGGCAAACTTCTTATCTTTTTTATCGCAGGCTTCTTTTAGTTCATAACAAAGTGAGACTGTTAAGGAATACATGGCACTGATTTCTTTAGTCTCTAACTTCTCAACCTTGCCGGACAATATGTCTGTAGGGTTAGGAAGTTTTGAAGCCACCTTACGGTGTGCCATGAACTTCACAGCCAGGCCTTCGCCAACTGCACCACTAACCAAATCGGTAGTGGTATTCTCGTCATCGTCATCCTCTAGCAATTCGGATACGAATGACCAAGAACGAGGTGTTGCAAAAGATCTACTTGGACTCTTAGGATCAAAGTCATACAAGTCTTTCTTTGCAAAAGTCAAATAACCTACAACGTCTTGGTGAATGTCGTTTGCAACTGCCCACTGAAACCAATCATCAAAGTCCACTTTAAGTTCTAAGTGAACAAATCTGTTTGCCAACGGAGCAGGCATTCTATAAACAACACCTTTATCTGCTTCTCTGTTACCAGCGGCAACAATCAAAACGTTGTCAGGAAGTTTATAAGTTCCAACCCTTCTATTAAGAATAAGTTGATAAGCCGCGGCCTGTACTGCCGGAGCGGCTGAATTCATTTCGTCTAAGAACAATACAATAGTCTTGTACTTCTTAGCCATTTTTGCATCTGGTAATTCAACAGGCGGTGCCCATTTCATTGTGTTATCATTAGAAGCATAATAGGGTATGCCTTTAATGTCTGTTGGTTCCCACAAACTTAACCTTATATCAATTAAGTGTGAATTATCAAATGTATCAGTTATTTGAGAAACAATATCCGATTTACCAATACCGGGAGGTCCCCATATAAAGATCGGTCTTTGTTTTTTGAATGCCCTTAAAATGCTTTTCTTTGCATTGTTAGGACTTACTTGACGGACTGCTAGATTTTCCATTGTTGTACTCCTTTTCTTTGTCATATTCAGTGCCTTATTATGTTTATATAATAGCACCTATTACTCAAAAGGTCAACCAGAAAATGCATTTTTTTTGAAAAAAATGTCCAAAATAATTAAGTATTTACTTGTTCATCTGCCCGTTTTAATGCTTTGGTTAATCCGTACTTACGTACATCTCCACTAAAAAGGCTCAATTCTAGTGCTTTTTTCTCTTTGGTTACGATCATTCCACCACGACCTAACCAATATGGACAGTCAATAAACTTATCCAAAAATATAATAACCTGTGTGGTCATTTCAAAATCTTGGGGAAATGGTATATCATAGGTTGTAAGTTCAAGTTTGCCCTTTACAAATTCTATTCCATCATCAGTTAACCTAAGACCACCTTCTTCTTTGTTTCTAGTATTCTGCCACCATTTTGGCATATACTCTGCTAAGGTTTGTTCGTTAACCGAAATGTTCGCCTGTTTTAGGAAAATTTTTGTATATGTTTCTTTCCAGTTCACTTTACCATTCCTGCTTCGATCAGTCTCTTTCTGTTCGCCAGGTGTTGTTCTTCTATGTCTTTTTTGGATTGTCCTTCGTATGCTACTGCAACAGATTCTCTGATCATCCAATCACCCATCATCATTTGTTGATCGGTTTTGGAATCATATATTTCAAACTTGCCTAATATTCTACCAAACTTTCCTGTGGCATCTTTCATTGTTACTAATGTTTGTGTAGAACCTTTAGGTAAAAAACCTTGGACTATTTTCTTGGCATAGAGTCCAAACTTCTTTTCTACTTTATCTCGTGTTCTTGATTCAGGAGTGTCTATTCCATGAACCCTTACTCTTTCTTTGTGCATCCATACACCAAAGCCTAAATCAATATCAACGTCAACAGTATCTCCATCGATTACCTTTACAATCTTACAACGATATCTATACATTATTTTTCCTCTTTGACAACTGTGCCTGTAGTTAATTTAAAAACTTCAAAGTCAGTTGTTTCAAAAAGACTGTTTAATTTTTTAGCAAGATTGTGTGCATGGCCAGGATTGGAAAAAGAAACTTTTTTATATTTAGGACCAGGATAGTTTGTGATAACATTACTAGTCTTTAGATTGAAAGGCTTGCCTTTATAAAACACCGCCCATATGGCTTCACTTTGAAGAATCTGATCACTCTTGTAATTCTTCTTATTAACGTGTTCCAGTATTACTGTCGGTTTAGGTCTGCTCATATACGTAATCCTTTTAGTTAACTACGTATATATTTATCTATAAATGACTGATTGAGTGCTATTCTTCTTTAAATCCGCCACCATCCATAGAAACTTCAACTGGCGTTGATTCTATTTTTCCTACGGTGTTACTTACAAACTGTTCTAATGTGCCGTGTAAACGTGCTTCTATTTCGCCTACAGTAAAGGCTAATTGTTTTGCCTGTTGTAATGGCATTCTAATCTCTTGTTGATTAGATAGGTCAGCACCTTTTACTTGTTCTATAAACAGTTGTAGAGGTGTCGTATTAATAGGTTTATTTGTTTGCATTGGCTCTACTTAACTCCTGTCTCATTACTATTTCTGTTCTAAAAGGACCTTTGGATTCATAGTTTTCAATAGTAACTAATTTAGGACAAAAACTTCTTACCCAGCCTTTGTCAAATCTAATAATATAGTATCCTGCACAATATAAACTTTTACTCTTTTTGCTTTTTGTAAACAAAGGAAGTTTACGTTTTACATCATACATTTGATTAAAAGGATTTACACTAGTTGGATATGTATGTACTTCTTTTTTCTTTTCGGAATCTTTATCACTTATGCTTGTACCCCAATTGATATCATTGAATGTATTTTTAAGTTGTCTTTCATTTTCAAAGAAACTTGTTCCTGTATCACAACAATACATAAATGTCTTATCGTTATTTTTAGTGAGTGTGCCTACACGTTCACCGTCTTCTTCAATTATCCAAAACTTTCCACTTACTATTGGATTCGCTTTTAATCTTGTCATACTACATACCTCGCATTCAATGGTTCACTGAAACTTTGTGCTTGTTCACTTATCTTAACCATATCATGTTTAGCACAGAACTTCATTAATTTTATTCCAACCTGACTTACTTCTTTAGGAGTTTCGGTTGCATCTTCTATTGTGTCATTTATAATTTTTCTTATGTTTTGTGGTTGTGCAGACAGATCACATAAAATTACATTACGTTCATAATCTTCTAATACTCTGTGTTCTTTGCCTTCATGATCAACCCAACGTTGTAACATCATGTTGTTCCAACTGTAACCTTTTTTGTCTTTATCCGCAAATGCTTCTTGTAATCCAACTTTATTTTTTGTACCTTTTACTCTTACACCAGGATATGCAGAAAATACATTATCACTAGTATCGCCTCTCATACATTTTTCAAATAATAACCATTGTGGATTAGGAGCCTCTTTTTCTTTGCCTGACTTTTTATCTATAACTCTTTTGCCTTTGTCATCAAAGTAGCCATCATGTTTAATTGTTGTATTGCTTACACCATTGTATTGTGTTACGTTAGGTGCTACAAGTTGTGCAAAGTCACCATCTGTACTAATGATGATGTGTTCATCTTTAGGATGTGCTTGTACCCAACCTGCAATTAAATCATCTGCTTCTAAATTTTCATTGTGTAATACTGTACAATTAGTCTTACCTTCAATGAAAGTTTTAAACTCGTCAAATGTTTCCCAGAATACTTCTTCTTCCTCTTGTTGTGCGGCAGTTAGTACTGCTCTTGCATCACTTCTATTTCTTTTATAAGGAGCATAAAAATCTTTACGCCAACTTCTACCTTCTAAACAAAATACAACATGATCAGCATCGAAATCATTCCATGCTTTTCTAATGCTATTAAAAGTAACGTGTAAAGCCATGCCAATTTTTTCATTCAAATTGCCACGTATAATGTGCCTTGCACGAAAGAATGTATTTGCGGTATCTACGAGTATGTACTTCATGTCTTTATTATAACTGCTTTATTTGTTTGTGTCAACTTCTTTTTTTTGTTTTGCTAATTCTTCTGCTCGTTTTTTATTAACTTCATCAAGTATAGATTGGTTCATAAAATCTACACATTTGAATTCATCTTCATTAAATGTTCCTTTTAATCTTAAATCATATGCTAGGCTTACTCTCTTCTTTGCTTCATCGTGTTCATCTGTAAAGTGTGGGCAATAACTTGGAAACAAAGTGTTCCCACCTTTTTGATTAGGCAATGAAATTTTACTTAATACATCATATGGTGAATGATAAGTTGTTTTACTTTGATAATCGTCAAGATGCATATTACCACTTAAATAACTATCTGGTTGTGAACCATGAGCATGACTTTCCATCTTCTGTCCTTGCTTCATAACATTCGCCCAACAAACAATTTTAAGTTCCTTTAGTTCTACTTGTTGTGTCGTTACATATTGTAAGTAACTATATTGTAAAAACTTTAAAAGTCCATTTACTTCTGGAATATCTTTATATCTAGTAAACACATTATACTTGCCGAACCTAGTAGTGACGTCATCTGGACCTAATCCTGTGCCTCCACTGTTAGCATAATCAAATTCTTTTAGAATATTTTCTTCGTCATCTTCTAAGGTCTTTCTTACTGTATCAACTTTTTCTGGCTCCGACCATTGTGTTAACCAAATAGGAATATTCCAACTTGGACTAAATTCAGTTAACGGATGAAAACTTTTTATTCTAATTAAACTCATTACTTAATCTTCTTTCCAATATGACATAGTTCTTTTAATATCATTCTTAAATTTCTTGCAATCTTATATAGAAAAAATACTCCAACTATTAGTATTGCATAGTACGGTAAGAAATACCATAAACTTATATCCATCATTATTTTACCTCCGATTTACCATCTCCGAGATTATCTGTCTTAATATATCCTGCTGGTCTATCCGTGTCAAGACCTTCTTCAGCAAGTACGTTTCTTGCAATGTCTTTGAACCAACCATCAACAATCTCTTCGTTAGTTTCTCCTTTGTAACCAGCATCAATAAGTTGTTCAATAAACTCGTTATTCCAGTCTAGTTCAAAGAATCCATTTCTTATGTTTTCTTTATTGACATGGGTATCTAAAACACCTACCCATGGTTTTCCTGCTTTAGTGGCTATTTCTTTTTCTTTAGCCATCATTTCTTTATGTGTAAGTTCTCCAGGTTTTTCTTTTTTACCTGTTAACTTATCTTTGACTTTGTTAAATAAGTCCTTCATGTTCTATCTCCAATTAGTCGCCAACCCGAGCCATAACTTATGATACAGTAAGTTTCATAACTAGGATGATACTCTATTATTGTATATGTTTTTGTTTTTGGATTGACATATATTGAAATCGGCAAATTGATTGGAATACTTGATAAACCTACTGCATCACGTACAGTGGTTGATTGTATTCCTTCAAAAAGCAGTCTCTCACCCCTTTCGGACAATCCTTCTTCAATTTTGTCTAAGCGAGTACAAATGATTGGTTTATCTTGCCATTCCACTTGTTCTTCTTGACCTCTGACATCTGTAGCCACGGCAACTACCGTAATAAATAATAATATTGCTCCTAGCATTTTCATAATAATAACACCTCCTAAGTGCCTATTGCATTTCCAAATAGATAAACGTGTACTCTAGCCGCAACGTTATAGCCTCTTTGAAAAGCCATTTTAGCAACTTCGCCGGCTGTTGCAGTTTGTTCTTCTTCTCTTGCTCCGACAGGCATAACCCATATTGGCCAATCCACTCCAAGTGCTTTATATTTTTCAATAGCACCTTCCATTTCATCCCATTGACGTTGCTCGGAACCAACAACGAATTTTAATTGTCCTGCTTTAGAAAGTTCTCTATATTCTGCAACCACTTCAGGAATAATTGCTTTTTTAGTTTGCTCTCCTGATACTGTAAACAGTTTAGGACTACAACTAAAGAAAACTTCTTCGTTTATTCTTTTTACCCAATCCTTAAATTCATCTTTAAGTTTTTGTGTACCATTTGTTTCAAATGTCATCGAACTAGGCAAATTGCCTTGTCTTTCTAATTCTTCATATATTCCAACACTTGCCGCCTGTCCTGTAACCATCAAAGGCTCACCTCCTGTAAAACATAAATGTTGTCTTTGATTTGTAACAGGATGTAAAAACTTACCTTCTGGATTTGAATCTGTTTTCAACACATCAACAATCTTGTTTGCAAGTACTTCAGGAGTTTCTTGCCCCATCAAGTGCTTATATTTCTTTGCCCAAGTATAAGAACTGTCACAACCTTTCTCCCATACAGGCAAGTCTTCAACTCTTTTAACTTGACTTACGTCATAATCCAAAAACGGCAAGTCATATGTTTCTGGATTGGTTGGATCTATCTGTCCAAAACCACTGCATTGTAAGTTACAAAGAAAGAAACGTATCCATGCAGTAGGCACACCAGTATAGTGTCCTTCACCTTGAATACTGTGAAATATTTCACTGTAATAATACTTTCTTTCTTTTTTATCCATTATCCAAAGAATCTTTCATACAACTCTATTATAACATGAAAAGTACCATATGTAAAGTCCATTTAGTCCTCCAATCTTATCAAAGGCTCATCTGTGTAACTGTCATTATAATCACCGCTACCCAGAAATTGTCTAGTAGACGTTTCTTTTACAAACATACCGTTTTTCTTACGATACGTAATGTACACGGCTTTTACAACTCCGTCAGTTTCTCGTTCAAAATGCTCTTTCATAGGACCTTCCTTCATTAAACAATCTCCTCAACTATGCCTAACACTTCTGCTAGGAAAAATACTGCTCCTGCACACATCATCAAAAACCCTGAATCTGCAATAAAAATATCTGTATATTCATTTGCTGACCAAAGTATATAACCTGCCCAAACTAAACTACCACTTGCTACAAATCTAAAAACACTTTTAACTAGACTTATAGCAAAGTGATTATCACCTGGATCTTTCTTTGCTATTTTCATTTTACACTTTCCAAATATGCTATCATGTTTTCTGGTGTTGTTTGCTCATAAGGATCATCATCTTGTCCGTCATTATTGATGCCTGGCTCTTGCCACCATTTCTCAATGACACCATCATTAATCACACACATATATCTCCATGATCTATTTCCAAAACCTCTATGGTTCTTACCAATCAGCATACCCATATATCTTGTAAAGTTTCCAGAACCATCTGGAATAACTTTTACGTTTTTAATACCTAGGACCTCTGCCCAAGCATTCATTACAAATGTATCATTTACTGAACAACAATAAATTTCATCTACATTCATTGACTTTATTTTCTCATAATTATTTTCAAAACCAGGAAGTTGATTACTAGTGCAAGTAGGCGTAAATGCACCAGGCAAACTAAAAAGAACTATTCTTTTACCTTTGAAGTAATCTTCTGTTGTCTTTTCAGTCCATACACCTTCGTCAAAACTGCAACCTGCTTCTAGGACTACATCTCCTTCTCTGACTTTAAAAGTTGTTTTAGGAATACTAAATCCTTCTATCATACTTTTTCTCCTTTGTTAAAATATCTCTTACTGTACCATTTATAAAATGCCTTATCTGTAAACAGTTCGGCAATCTCGCTCGCCGGTACTTGGTCGCTTCTAATACATACTGCGAGATTCTCGTATTCGTATGTGTCGACCTTACGTGTCATTTTTTTATCTTTGTAGTCCTCTGCTAGAGTCTGAACCATTCTATCTGTTTTATCAAACAGTTCTAATTGTTTTTCATTGTGTTCCATATGGTTTCCTTGGGTCTTGTTCTAATATTTTAGGTTTATTAAATTTTTTGCCTATTACTTTAGCAACGTAAACAATTACTGCTAACAACAATCCAGATGCTAACATTATGTAAATTGTTCTATGTATGTTTTCAAACAACCACATTTCATAATCGCTTTGTGTTCTTACCATGATGTTCCAGCCTAAGAACGCAATCGCTTCATATATCAATATAGTTTTAAATACGTGGTTCATTATTCAAACCACTTTCTAGTCCAGACTAAAAAGCCGACACTTACAACCATTACCACTATCGCCAATGGGTATGGAAACTTTATCGCTCCAAACAACATGGCAATACCGCCAAATGTAATCATAAGTATCAACTTTAGTCCTTGAAACAATTCCTGAGGGAATATGTCCCATCTATTTCTTTTATTCATGCTCTCCGCCTGGGTCGCCTTTTGGCAAATTAATTTTATAAGGATTGCCTTTCTTATCTCGCATTATCATAGTTTGTCTTCCTCTACCATACGAGTGATAGCCTTTAATAAAGTTAAATGATGCTGGAGACTTTTCAGCAACCTTAAAGGTTGCAACAGTAACCACGACAGCAGTAATGAAGGCTATGTGTGCTATTGAACTATAAGCAAACACTGTAATACTATCTGCTACTAGCAAAGCAAACACACCTGACCACATAAAAGCCAGTACCTGCATAACCATATGCCTAACCTGTAAATCCGGAATATGTCTTAATGGATTACGTTCGTAATTCATCACACCATTCCATGCATCAACTATAAATTGCCTCATAACCATACCTTTCTACCTTGGTGCAAATTCTTGTTGTAGTTTAATGTTGTCCATGAACTCTTTCTTAGTTCCTGGGTCGTCACTAAATGCTCCACGTAACACAGTCGTCTGTGTCAAACTACTATGAGCACCTATTCCTCTATTCTCACAACAACCATGAGTTGCTTGAATATAAACACCTACGTTAGAACTACCAGTTGCTTTCTGAATCTCATTAGCAATGTCATTATTAAGTTCTTCTTGTAGTGTGCCACGTCTTGCACACCATTGTGCAATTCTTGTGTACTTTGAAAGTCCTATTAATGTTTCAGCGGCAATGATCCCAATGTATGCTACACCATTCACTGGTTGGTGATGATGTGAACACATACTTTTTAGTTCACTCCTTACAACCAACATACCTTTATAACCATCATCAACGTGATTAGGAAATGCAGTTGCATTAGGCATAGGTAGATACCTACCGCTCATTATTTCATTAAAATACATTTTTGCAAGTCGTCTTGCAGTGTCTTTAGAATTTGGATCGTTGAATCGATCGATGATTAATCTGTCTAAAACAGATTCAAATGCCTCAGTTGCCTCATCAATTAAAATATCTTTTTCGCCTTCTTTGATGTATTCGGAAATATTGTCTCCTGCCCAGAAACGTTTATTATCTTCCGTAATACGTTTTGTGATTTCTTCAAACTTTTTCAATTTACTTCTCCGAGTTATAGACGAGGATGTCTTCGCCTTATTAAGTTATAATACACTTATTTAGGTTTTTTGTCAAGTAAAAGATGCCTCAAAAGTACTTTTTGAGCATTTCAATTTGATCATGATACATAGAAATAATGTTCAATTCTTTTTCGATTGCTTCCAAAATGTCTGGGTGTTCACCAACTCCAGCCGCATTGTGAAAATAAACTTCAACATTAGCCTTATGTTTTGCAATATGACCTTCTGCGTGTTTGATCATTGCATCAATCATCAGTTGTCTATCGTATGCCATTTATTGTTCCTTTCCAATTTGCGGTATATATTGTTCCGCAATCAATTTATGTGTTTCAACGTCATAGTGTTCGTCGTCAATTAAACATTGATCCTTTTGTAATGTTTTTAGAAACTGTTCAACAGTTTGATCTGCCACTGTTGCATACGAACAGTCTCCAAACATATTTAAGTCTTTAGGTAACCATGTAATATTGTTTATGGCAAAAATTTTTAATTTTGCATTATTTTCTTTGCATAAACGAGTCCACATATAAACTTCTTTATAAAATGCTCTTTGGTTGACCAAAGTCATCATCTCATGCCAAGCCTTGATACGTTGGTATCCTTCTGTTTGTAAATCAGGTTGTTCCAAATCAAATGGTTCGAACCTAAGTGCTATGCTTGGATCAATGGCGTAATCACCCTTGACAGTAATTCTTCCACCATCAAAACTTTGTTCATCTTCCAACCACATCTGGATATTCCAACAATCTATTTTGCCTTTTTGTTCTTCCAGCATCATGTGTCTTTCTAACGGCACTATGTTTTCGTAGTGGCAAGGATTATGGAAGCCTAGCCTAAATCTATTCCAATATGTTTGTTGTATTATTACTTCGTCAATATCATCATACTTGTTAAAAAGATGTGCTAATCTTTCACTGTAATCATACCAACCTCTACCAGGACAAGCAAATATGGCACCGTACTTTTTTTGATCATTTATATAAAACTCTGCCCAGTTGTTTTCATTCCAACGGTCTCTGGAACCATCTTTATTTGCATAACTATAACCTGCACTATGACTACAACCTAAGACAGCAGTTCTCATTGATCAAATAACTCCATTTGCAATAATTCATTTCTAGTTGGTATTGTGTATGTATTCAATGTGTAATTACCCTTTTCAGGAATCACGTGTCTTACACCACCTTTAGGATCTTTCATATCACCTTCACGTCTTGGAATAAGATGTACGTGTGGCCACATAATTGTTTGTCCTGCACTGGCACCAACGTTTTGTCCAATGTTATAACCTGTGCAATAATCTTTGTCAACCCAATCATACCCCCAGGCGTATGCCGCCTTGTAACATTTTGCAAGGTCTTCCCAGGTTTGTGTTTTAGGTACAAAAAGAATGTGTCCTTCTGTAACTGGATATTTGTCCTTAAATACTGTAAAGTCCCTGGTGTCTATTAAGACGTCTTTCCATGGGATATCTTTAAATTCCATAAGTGTTCTCCATTGTTATTAATATTCACTAACATTTTCCCAAGGATACACTAGCCAAACATCTTCTTCTGCTTTGTTTACTGAGTCTGATCT